GTGCTGACAAATGGGCTCAGTATAAGATGGTAGTGACACTGCCTGATGCTCAGTCCTCGATGAGAGCCATGCACTATAACGACTCAAGGGCTGGTTGGCACTACTACATTGTGGGAACCAACGAGGTGGAGACGCCCCAGATAGATGATGACCCGGGCGCTCTGCCAGATCCTGGCCCAGTGCACGGTGACTTAGGTCCTCAACCTCTTGAGTCAGAGCCGCCAAGGCTGCCTGACAGACAGGCTCCTCCTGACCAGTCTGACCCCTCGCTCCCGGCAGTGCCTTCGGGTTACGGTGCGAATAGGCTGTTCGATCCAGAAGTTAGGCAGCTGAATGATCCAGCCAACCCGGTGCACATGCTGGGTGCTAAGGACAGGGTATGGGTTGACAATGTCATGGAGATGCTACCGCCGGGCGCTTTTCACAGCCTGGCCAAGGAGTATGCTGCAGCCGTGACTGGGGTTGGGATACCCCCCTCGCGCACGAAGAGGGCGCATTTCACTCCTCTGCTGAGTGCGCTGGCGGCTACCACCAGAGAGGTGTCCATTGCGACTGCGCTGTCTTCGGCCCCTGTCAGGAAGAGGGTGGGGCTGGCTAATATAGTGTCCAATATGGCCAATGTGCTGGCCGGCTGCACTGATTCGAGGCAGGATCAGAAAACATTCGTCGAGCTGGCCGTTCGTGCCTCGAATTCAGCCAAAGCTTTGGCCATCTGCCCAGCTTTGAGTGTTGAGGAACTGGCCGCTGAAAAACTGGTTTACAGTCAAGCACTGCCTGACTTTTTGGCAGGGATGGGTCCGGCAATCACTGAGGCTGGCATCTCGCTCGGTGACTACTGCGTCCCGGTTGCAGAGGGTATCGAGACTAAGAACGTGCACTTGTCGCCAGCCGCCATCGCTGCTGCTGAGGCTGACGGTTTTAAGCGGAATAGGAATCAGGACAAGGCACCGCCGGACACGGTCGTCATGTATAGGAAACAGCCCCAGGGTGCACCGAGCTTTGATCCTGACACGGCTATGATGCATGTCTTCGCGCAGGCCGGCTCACTTGAGGAGGATGCCGACGCGCTGGTTGCGGCGCTGACGGCTAAGGACGCGGTGGTTGGTGACCCACCGACCGCAGCCTCGGCTGTCAGGTCTCTCGAATCAGAGCTGCCGCCAGGCGACTTGCAACGCGACAGGGCTAAGACCGCTGCGCTGAAGGCGGCTGCTGTTGAGCGCAGTGCTCATGCGGTGGCTGCTGAGGAGCTTCGCCTCGCTCGGAATAGTGCTGATTTCGATTGGCGGAAGGCAAACAACCCTACGAAAAAGGAGGCTCTGCATTCAGTCCTACTTGCCATGGATGCTGTAGTGGATCAGGAAACACATCTCTCGGCCCATGATATAAGGGAAGGCATACAAGCTGCGCTAGCCAAGGAGGATCAGGTTTTTCAGGCTGGGGAACAACAGCTGAAGACTACATCACCTACGCAGTCTACTGTTCCCGCGCCCACGCCGCCAGCTGTGCAAGATGTTCTGCAGACATGGGAGGATGCGTTCGACCCGGACGAACTTGGTCCACAGAGGGAATCGCCCGAGGAGCCCATGCTCAGTCCAGTGCTGACCGACACCCAGGTGGAGGACCTGACGGACTTTCCGGCAACGGGGCTTGGCTTGTCCTAGAGAACCACTCGGCTAGAATCAATGTACACCAGGCGTCATGGTTGCGGTGCGTGTTTTTCAACGCGGTTGCTACCCCGGCTGACTATAACAGGTTGGGGTTCGTGTGTGCTGCCGAGGGCATACCCTGGTCGGCAGATACCCTGCCCATTGATGTGCCGGATGCCATCACCTGGGAGTGGTCTGAATCCAACTTCCCGCAGCCTGATGTTCCCAAGAAGGGCACGGCAGTCCTGGGATTACCCGATGCTGTAGACTTTCTTGCTGGCAAGCCTGAGCTCATGAAACTGTGGAGGCAGTTAGTTGCTCATTCACGCGGCGAGCCGGCCTGGTGTCTGACGGCCTTGTCTTTGTGGCTACTGTCAGTGCATAGCAAGGTGGTCGACTGGATGGCTGCCGGTGGTTGGTTCCTCCACCCGCCATCACAATGGATTAGCTGCGCTAAGGACAGGCTGGTGTCGGTGCGGCGGATTCTTTTCTTGCAAGGGGGCGAAAACATGCCTCCGAACGCCTCTCTTATGTTCAGAAAGCTAGCAAACATATGCGGGAGGAACAAAGAGCAGGCTGACTGGGCTGCCGAACAGCACCGCCGCACCATCAACACTCCAGTTCACATGTTCCCGCTGCCGGATGGGACGCTATGCAGGAGGCGCTGGGTGGACGTGCAGTTGCAGTACCTCACGGGTTTCACAGCTACTGTCGTCGGTAACATGACCCGCGACCTCAGGCTTGAAGGTGCGGCCGACTGGTGGGACTCACGCTATGCATGGGGCCCTGCTGGAAGTAGTTCCAACTCCAAGAATACCATAGACTACGTGGCTGAGCGGACAGGCGCTGATCTCAAGATGGCCAGGGCCAACAAGAAGGCTGTATTAGCATCTGCTTCCGATGACTATTTTCCGCGCATACTGGCCTCACTGCCATGTAAACACCCACGCATAAGCACGAAGAATGAGGCTGGACTGAAGAACCGTGCTCTGTATGCTCAAGATGATGAGTCTTTCCTGGTCTCAGCATTCGCTTCGGTAGCGATGGAAAAGACAATAAACATTGATGGAGTCTATGCCCAACAGTCACCTAGCGATGTTGCGGTGTGGGTACAGAACCACATGTTTAATCATCGCATGGGTCTGTTTTTCACATCACTGGACTACTCCGATTACAACACGGAGCATGAGTCGTGGCA